CAGATGAATGGGTTCCGCCACCAGCTCCGCTTGGGATTGACGAACAGTATTGGCAAGCCCCGTACTCGATCACTCCGCCGATTCAGACCTCATTCCCGGTCCATCAGCCGATTGATGAAGAGTTCCCCGAACTGACGTTTGTACCTCCTGTTGTTATACCAGTTCAACCCAGTGGTGGTTACTGGGAAGGCGGTTGGAAGCGCAAGGTTCGTAAGCCAATCGAAGAAACCGTCTCGATTGAGCAAGTTCAAGAGAATATTGCCAAGGCCAAACGATCCTTCGATCAACGCAAAGAAGTAAGAAGGCTAGAAAAGCGGTCTCAGTACGTCACGGACGAGATCAGGAAGATTCTTGACGAGCAAGACAGGATGAAACTGTCAATAGAAGTCTTGAAAATGCACCTGCAGAATGCAAACCTGGCAGACGAGGAAATTCTGCTGATTCTGGCTTTTGCCAGCTAAATACTGATGCGTAGCAGTACTGATGCTTGCCAGTTTGCGCTAACTATGCTACGCTACTCGGCGTAATTCCCCACTTGCCGGGGTTTGTCGGCCTGTTAATCGGAAACGATGGCTACTCTTGGAACTGGCGGAACCTCCGCGGTCGAACCTGGCGAGACCATAAACGAGCCTGTTCATGACGAAACGCCGGAAGTCGTATTACCGGAAGGCGGTGAACCCGCCGTAGTAGTTGATGATGAGACGACAACCGATGAGGTTGACAGGTCCATCAGGAAACTGCAACGAAGGATCGACAAGCGTACAGCAGATGTCTATCGCGAACGTGCCGAGAAGGAGGCATTAAGACAGCGACTGACTGAGTTGGAAGCTCGGGTATCAGGACAGGAAGCGCCAGCGCCGGAAACCAACATCGACGTACTTGTTGAACACAAGTCGAAGATCAAGGATTTCGCGCGTACAGCAAATCAACTGGTCGATGAAGGTAATAAGTCACACAAGGACTATATGTCTGCGTTGAAAGACCTGGCGAGTGAAGTCGGGGATTTTGTACGCAGGGACGGGACACCAAGTCCGTTTATGGAAGTCGTGCTTGAAGCCTCTGATAAACCAACTGAATTGTTGTACTACCTCGGGAAGAACCCCGATCTCGCGGCTGAGCTTGTTGATCTGAATCCCATCAGGCTGGCGAAGAAACTTGATCGTATCGAACGAGACATGGTGGAATCGTCAAAATCGGCAACAAGCAAAGCCCCGAAACCTCTTGATGCAGTCAAACCCAGGTCATCCGGCGGACCCGATCCGTCAGGAAGTTATGAAGACTTTCTAGCCTGGAGGAAAACCAACAAGGGTTCGTGGCGATGACATAAGGGAGCGGCTGAGCCGCAACAGTCATGGCTAACAGTTTCAAAGTAATCGACATGGTGACGAAGGAGGCAATGCGGATCGCGCATGAGTCTCTCGCGTTCATCGGCACGGTAGACAAACAGTACGATCCGCAGTTCAAGGACAGTGGCGCAGGAAAGAAAGGCTCCATCCTTCGGGTTCGGATGCCCAACGCTTACACGCGTCGCCAAGGCTCCCGCGTCATGGACGTTCAAGACCAGGACGAACTGAGCCAGAACTTCACGCTCGCCACCCAAGACGGTGTGGACATGCGGTTCAACTCTGCTGAACTGATTCAATCAGTCAACAGCGGTGCGGCATTCGACGACTTGTCGAAGAACTACATCTCTCCAGCAGTCAAGGTCATGGTGTCAGGTATCGAATCTGACTTCATTGCTCTTGCAACCAAAGCCACGTACCAAACGGTAGGCACGGCAGGAGCCCCACCGACCACGCTCGCTGCAGTTGGCGCAGCCCGGGCAAAGCTCAACCAAGGTCTTGCACCGAAGGACGGCAACCGTTTCATCATGGCGGATTCCGTCACGATGGGCGGTATGGTTGAGGGGCTGAAGGGACTCTTTCAGGATTCTTCGCAGATCAAAGAGCAGTACCGTGAGGGCATGATGGGTCGCACCGCAATGGCGGACTGGTACGAAAACGACCGCATGTGGACCATGACCAATGGCGCAGATGTCACTGGAACGACTGACGCAGCTGCTGCGGTAACAGATGGTGGCACGACGCTTTCAGCCGATACGGCATCTCCGGTGACTTACACCGTTGGGCAGGTATTCACGATTGCCGGTGTGTTCGACTGCCATCCTGAAACCAAGGCTGCTTATTCGCACTTGAAGCAGTTCACGAACACGGCTGGAACGGGATCGGGCGGAGATTTCACGATCTCACCGGCAACGTATCTGACAGGCCCACGCCAGAACGTTTGTTCCGCGACCGGCGCTCAGTTGGCTACGACCGATTTCAACAGCAAGACGCTGACTGCAATCGGAGCGGTTACTACTGGGTACTTGCAGAATCTGATGTACCACAAAGAGGCATATCAGTTTGTCACCGCCGACCTTCCGTTGCTTGATGACGCACAGAAATGTATGCGTCTGAATCAGGACGGGTTGTCGATTCGGGTGTGGATGGCATCTGACATTCGTAACGACGAACTCCTGATGCGTCTGGATATCCTCTACGGTATGACCGCACTCCGTCCGGAGTGGGCCTGCCGGATCACGAACTAAGGAGCTGACAATGGCAACGAGTTTTGAGCAAGTAACTTACAACTCCCCTGATGGGGCAGTGATGGGCAAATCGACTACTGAGAAGATTTCTTTCTTCGGTACGACTCCCATCACCCAGCGTGCTGCTGCTGCACAAGCTACCAGCATCTGGGGTACGTCAGCAACGACCTCGGTGGATACCGCCCGTGTGGCGGTCATCACTGAAATCGTGAACACGCTGACCGCGCTGGGATTGTGGAAAGGTTCGGCGTAATGAGCCGCAAGGTCGGGTTCTGTACTCCGACCTACGAACGACCCACTCAGGCGTATCTCGATGCGCTTGAGAGGTCCGTTCCCTATCTAGATGATGCCGGGTGGGAACACCACACAGTATTCGAGATAGGGAACCCTTACATTTCTGCGGCCAGGTCATCCATGCTTGGAAAGGCATTGGACTGGGGCGCGGATGTTGTCGTTTTCATTGACGATGACCTGTCATGGGAACCCGAAGACTTGCTGAAACTGCTCGCCACAGAGGGCGATGTTGTAGGCGGGAACTACCGATATAGAAATCCAGAAGTTCGGTACATGGGCAAGCCGTTCCTTGGTGAAAAAGGACACCCACTTGTTCGGGAAGACGGGGCAATTCTGATGCTGGCATTGCCGGCCGGATGTCTAAAGGTGACATCCAGGGCGATTGATGTGTTCCTGGAAACTCATCCTCATTTGCGGATGAACTGGACCGGAGAGAGAAACGTCGATCTTTTCAATCATGGCGTTTGGAACGGGACTTGGTTTGGAGAAGATTTCGCGTTTTGTCGAAACTGGCTGGCAACGGGAAACAACATCTACTGTCAGCCCGACTTGAACCTCACTCACCACAACAGGAACAAATGGACAAAAGACGGGTTGGTAACTGGGGAAAACTTCCCGGGGAACTACCACCAATATCTCTTGAGCCAGCCAGCGTTGGCGAAGGCCGCTTAAGGGTACTGCACGCCGGGGCCGGTGGGAAGAAGGTGCCGCAGGAATACTTTTCTGCGTTCGATGAGGTGTCGCTAGATATCGACCCTCAATGCAAACCTGACATGGTTGGCAGCATGGTCGAGATGCACTTTGTCCCGGACGAGACGTTCAATGCGGTCTACACTTCGCACACTCTGGAGCATCTGTACTCACATGATGTTCGCAGATGCGTTACCAACTTTGGTCGTATTCTGAAACCAGGTGGAATCCTGATGATCGTTGTTCCCGATCTGGAGGATGTGCAGCCGACAGAAGACATTCTGTACGACTCTGAATCAGGGCCGATCTGTGGTCTGGATATGTACTACGGGCATCATGCGATGGTCGAAGAAAACCCATATATGGCTCACCATTGCGGATTCACTCCTGACACGATGCGGACTGTTCTTGAATCATGTGACTTCAAGGTTGCAAAGATCATATCTGATGATTATTATAATTTGATCGCAATCGCGTACAAGGAAACGAATCAATGAAGCGAATGATGCACCCGGTCAACGGGTGGACGCATGTCTACTCGCCAACTGACGAAGAGCGACACAAGAAACTAGGCTGGGTTATCGACGAAGACCCGATGATTCCAACCGTACAAGCCGTTGAAGTAGCAACGCATGTTGCAACAGCAACGCATGTTGCAGCAGCAACGCCACTGGATGATCCACGTCCAGACGCCCCACGTCCAGTAGGACGACCAAGGAAAATCCAATGACTTATAAACTGTTCGTCCCCACCCAAGCGACGGGAACAAGTGTCGTCTTCTTCGACCTGTTCAACGCATCTGGTTCAGCATGTGAAGTATCGCTCACCTCTGTTCAACCGCTTGTATCAGGCGCTGTTGCTGTAACAGGTGTGATCGGAGTAGACGTTTATCTCACCCGAACCAGCGCAGTGGGAACAGGTGGAACGGCGGCGACGAACGAAGGAACGTCGATCACAGTGTGTACGATCACTGACATCACGGGTTCGCAACCTGTTAATGCACTGATAACGGCCAGGTTGACCCCAAGCGGCGGAGCAACTGCCGGTGCGCTGATTGCTTGCCGAACGGTATACACAGAAGAAACCAACGCAGGAACGTATGTTCCGCAGCCTAATATGGTCAGAACCCCAATCCGAATCTTACAAGGTACTGGTGTTCGAGTAGTTCAGAACGCCATCGCTTCGGTTGGCAACATCGGGTTCGATGTCGAGTTCGAGGTCATCAGGAAGTAACACGTGGCTACTACCGCACTTGAGTTGATCGAAGCTGGCATGAGCAAGCTCAGCAAACTGGGAGCTGGTGAAACTGCGTCTGCGGAAGACACAGCACTCGGATTGAAGCGACTCAATGCCTTGATGACATCCTTGGAAAACGAAGGGATGTTCAACTACACAACGACCAGGACGACGACAACGCTTGCTGCAGGGGTGATTTCCAGGACGATAGGCCCGGCAATGAACTTTGCCATGATCCGGCCGATGAAGATTCTGCGCGGTTCGTACTCAAGATTGAACGGGATCGACTATGAAATAGAACCTGTGTCTGAGCAAGAGTACAACTCTATCAGCCAGAAAGACGGTGTAGATGCTGTAGCTCCGTTG